ATTTAGAGAGACTACGATGGCTGACACAGCACCTATCGAGAAAAAGAGTTTAGAAGCACATGTTGATTTATGTGCAGAGCGATACAAATCTATGGCATCGAACATAGAAGGCTTAGATAAAAAAGTTGATCGCTTGGAAATGATGATTAATCAAGTTCACGTAATGGTTGAGAAAATGGCTCAACGTAGAACAGACCAGCTTATAGGCTGGGGAACAGGTTTAATAGCAGCTCTAGTAGGAACAGTTGGATGGTTAGTGATAACTTACGTAGTCGGGTAACAGATAAAGCCTCCCGTTTATTAAATAAGATTGCAGATGAACTTCTGAATAGCAACCCTAATGCTATTTTTAGAGATGGCGATAGTATAATTGCTTTTGCAGATTACGAAATAGTTAAAGAATCTCCAAATGAGTATAGTATCTATAGAGATGATCATCTAGTTGAAACTTGTAGTAGTTGTAGAATAGCACTTAGCTTTTGTATATTAGATAAGAATGAAATGCAGTTGGATGCAAAGCATCTTGTGGCATTAGAAGATAAACTACTTGGCAGACAAACAGAGATGATGCACTATAGACATGTGATTACTAGTCCAAACACAGATGAATTTCATAGAGAAGTTGTTATTACTAGACTGGACACTGCAAAACACGAATACCATATGATACAAAAACAATTGACGAAAAGTATAAATGTTGCTAAATACTGTCAGCAAAAAGGATTTGATAATGAAATTATTTGACTTAGACGCACCTCAAACCAAGAAGTCTCAGAAAGTACTCGAGAGCTATTTTGGTAACAGTGTGGATTTTAATAAGATGTCTCTAAGAGACTCAAGCAACATGTTAACAAAAGTTCGTGGTTTAATCTATGAACATCGTACAACAAAAACGCTTGCAGGAAGTGAGAAAAACCCTACATACCTAAAGTTATTGGTTATGGAAAGAGGCTTACATGCTAGACTGCGTGAAGCTGATGTTCAAATAAAACCAGCCGCTCCAGGAGCAATGGAAATTCAGTCAGGTGGTAAAACTATCGGAACTGCAACTGATCAAAACGCTGCCAATGAGTTTATGAAATCAGTTGAGGCTGGTAAAATAAACATTGGCGATATGGAAGAAGGCAAAGAAGATTACAGTGCAAAGAAAGCACGTGCTGGTAAAGACATTGGCAAGCCTGGTAAGAACTTTGCAAAGATTGCTAAAAGTGCTGGTAAGAAATACGGAAGCAAAAAAGCAGGCGAGAGAGTCGCTGGTGCTATACTAAACAAAATGCGTAACGAAGGTATGACGCTGAGAACAAAGTCAGGTCGTTACCTAACAGAAAACGAAGTGCAACAAGCACAGGTTGTATTGGCTGCACAGGACATGGTTGACAGAATGCAAAGCATGTTAGAAGATATTACTTCAATGCAGTTTAAAGATTTACCTGCATTGAGTAGTTCTATACAAACAACAATAGGAACTAACGAAGCACAAGCATTTAATGATGCTGCTGGACAAAGTTTGGCTGTATTAGTCGATGCTATACAGGCTTCAAAAGTTGAAATGGAAGCCGCACAAGGAACACTAACTGGCGTAGAACCAGTAGTACCGGGACAAGAAGAAGTTGCAGGCGTTCCGGCAATTGATGAGCCAATGGCAGACCCATTAGCGGCAGATCCAATTGATGCAGTTGCAGACGTAAACGTTGATGCCGAAGCAGGCGGTGACGCAGTTGATGTTAACGTTGATGTACAAGACGGAGCTCTTGGTAGAGCAAGAAGATAAATGCGTATCCTTGAGTTTACATCAAGATCAGATAAACCCTCTGCTCAACAGCTAACTGCACTTGCAGAATATCTGCTTGGCAGAGCAGACGATGAAGTAACTCAACACACAGTCCCAATCAAAGTCTTTTTAAGCATGGCCCACAACATGGGTGTAAACATTACTGATCAACAACTACGTACACTTGCAACACAAGACCCACTGAAAAATACTATTTCAAATGTAGATGCTAACAACATCATACTAGTTGGTGCAGGTGTTACAGGTGAAGAAGGTGCTGACACCATGACTGTGGATCAAGCACAAGATACAGTTGCTGGCATGGCAGACAGTGCAAACGATCTAACCTAAACCCATTGACTTTATCTTATTATATTGTATAATAGATACATGCTTATAGAAAAATTCCAATATAAAAATCTCTCGCGAAAACAGATTGACGGCAAACGTCTGTATTCCACTCCTGACGGTAACGCTGTTCCCAGTGTTACTACTATTCTTAGTGCTACCCAGCCAAAAGAAAAACAAGAAGGACTTGCACGTTGGCGAAAACGTGTAGGCACACATCAAGCACAAGCAATTACCACAGAAGCAGCCAACCGTGGCACACGTATGCATACCTATTTAGAAAACTATTGCATAGATGGTACTATCAAAGAGCGTGGTAACAATCCTTTTAGTTGGCAATCTCATGCAATGGCTGAAACTGTTATACGTGAAGGCATGTGCAATGTTGATGAAGTATGGGGTGTGGAAGTATCCATGTTCTTTCCAAGTATCTATGCAGGCACAACTGACTTGGTAGGCATACACAATGGCGAACATGCTATTATGGACTTTAAACAATCAAACAAACCTAAGAAAGTTGAGTGGATTGAAGATTATAAACTACAACTTTGTGCATACGCAGAAGCACACAATGAGGTGTATGGAACAAAGATACGCAAAGGTGTGGTGTTGATGTGTGTTAAGCCAGAAGTAGATGAAATGGGGCATTTAAAAACTGATCCACAGTATCAAGAATTTATAGTTGAAGGTGATGACTTTGAGCACTGGAGACAACAGTGGTGGAAGAGAGTTGAGCAATACTATGTGCAAAGCTAAATACAGCTAGATTACGGAGTTTCAATAAATGGCAATAGTACAAGTTTCTCGAATTACAAACCGTAAAGGTCTTGCTGATAACCTACCTCAACTTGCAGGAGCAGAATTTGGATGGGTAGTTGACCAACGTAAATTGTATATTGGTAACGGCACTATCTCTGAAGGTGCACCAGCAATAGGCAATACTGAGATACTCACACAGTATAGTGATATTCTAAATGTTGCAACTACGTACACATACAAAGGCGAACATGCAGGCTATACTGTACAAACAGGACCAACATCAAGTGATGCAGTAGTACAAACACTACAAACTAAACTAGATAACTTTGCTAGTGTTCTTGATTTTGGTGCAACCGGTGATGGTGTGACAGATGACACTGATGCTATAAACCGAGCACTTTTTCAATTATTTTGTAGACAAACAAACACGACGATTAGACGTAGTTTGTATTTTCCAGGCGGAACATATAGAATAACAAATTCAATCAAAGTTCCTCCATTTGCAAAACTTTGGGGCGACGGTCCAGATAGTGCAATTCTTGAAATGGATGTATCAAGTGACAGTAGTTATGGTTCATATGTTTTACAAACTGCTGATAGTTTGCAACAAACTGGTGTAAACATAGGAAGTAATAGTGCAACTGCACCAAGAGACATAGTAATTACTGGTATGTCGTTTACCAGTTTAGAACCAATTGACCTTGTGTTAATAGACCGAGCAGAAGGTGTTAGCATTAGCAATTGTAACTTTAAAGGCAGTTTATCATCAGCACCGTCTAATGCCAGTGATGATATTGCTGGTTTAAGATTTGATAGTACTGCGGCAAATACCTGTAAACAAATAGAAATAAACAATTGTAAATTTAGTTTTTTAAGTTACGGATTAAACACAGATGAAAATATTCAAGGTGTAACCATACAAAATTCACAATTTAATACGATATATCAAGGTATATTGCTTGGCACAGGCACTCCAGACAATGGCGGTCCAGAAGGTGTTAGAATTGTACAAAACTTGTTTGATGAAGTAGCAAAACAAGCAATTTCAATTGGAGCAGTTGCGTTTAATGTAAGTGCATATAATATCTTTCTCGATTGCGGCAACGATTATTTAGGTGCTGGTAATGCTGCTTCGCCAATAGTTGAAATAAATGGCGACGATAACGTAAGCATAGGTGATATGTTTGAACGTAGTGACGCTGATGATCGAATTCAACCAAGAGTTGAACTTAACAACAAAGCCTGTTATGCACTGATCGACGGTAATGAAATTGAGTTTGGAACCTATCATAGACTAGCAGGTGTTTCAACTGACTTGTCTGTGCAAGGAAGTGCAACAACAATATTTACGATTAACACTGCAAATGCTACTGCATTTAATGTAAATTATCAATATAAAATTCCAACTACTAACGTTGTACGTTTTGGCACACTTCGAGTAGTAGGACAAGACACTGACGATAGTGCTGGCACACTAGTCTACGTAGATGACTTTAGTGAAGACAATCCAAGTGATGTTGTCCTTAGTGTAGTACAAAGCGGAAGCTCAATTAATATACAATATACAAACACCATTGCTGGTGTATTTAAGTATTCATTAGAACATTTTAGTGTATAAAACATGTGGCAAAGCCATTCTGAAAAGCGATTAGTCGCTTGGGCAGATCTGCGTAATTCTTGCAAAGAAAACCCCAACCTTGACGAAGTGATAACTACCATACACGAT